AAAGCAAATGAGTCTCTATCAATTCCTTCTGTCACAGCATTTAATGCCACAAATAACACTACTCTAGGTGTATTCATCGCCAAAGATTCTGGTAAGGTAACAGACTTGAGAGTTAGTGCTGTTGGTGCTAGTTACGAGACTGCTTCTATTGTTATCGAAAGTCCTCAGTTGCCTGGTGGATCCTCGGCAACGGGTTCTATTTCTGTTTCGGATGGAAAGGTATACAACTGTGAAGTTTCGCTTACTGGAAGAGGTTACACCGAACCACCATCTGTTGTCGTCAAGGGTGTAGGTCTTGGTGCTGCTGGAGCTGTCATTGAATCTGTTATCGAAATTGACACACCTGCTGTAAGAATGGGTATTGCTATTGATTACAGCGGTGTGACAGAATCTACCACCCCAACTAGATTTGATTTCAAGCATCCTGTATATCTACAAAACAATACAGAGTATGCTCTCACTATCGAGACAGACTCTATCGAATATGAATTGTGGGCTTCAGTGCTTGGAGAGGAAGAAATTTCAACAAGTAATGTCGTCACTACCCAACCTTCTCTAGGTTCCGTATATAAATCTCAAAATACTGATGATTGGACAGAAGATTTATTTGAAGATATTAAATTTATTATGTACCGTGCTGAGTTTGATACTACTGGTGGTGAGATTGAAGTTACTAACGAAAATCTAGGTTACGAAAAACTACAGACATCTCCTTTCGAGACTAGTGTAAGATCTGCTACTAATGCTACTTCATCACTATTCAAGAACAACAATTCTATTGTAAAAGTTTATCACAGAGATAACGGTTTTGAAGATATTGGAAACTCTTATGTATTCTTCCAAGAAGCAAAAGATGTTGGCGGTATTTCAGGAGTTACATTAAATCAAAGACTGTATAAAATTTCTAATACTGGCGTTGATTCTTATAACATCATCAGTCTAAACGGTGCTGGATCTAGCATTATTGGTGGTGGTGATAGTGTTCTCGCTTCTTATAACAGAAAATTTGAACGTCTGTATGCTCAGGTTCCATATCTACAACTAGATGGTACTAAGATTGAATCGTTTGTTGCTACCACTGATGTAGTACCTGTTGATTCTGATACTAAAAACTACACCTCATATAGTTTTGTTGACTATGAGAAGACTTTCCTTGGTGAAGAGCACTTCTTTACTAATCAAAAAATTGTTGCTTCTAGAATTAACCAAACTATGAATGATTTGGCACATTCACTGAAGTATAAATTCAAGTTATCCACAGATACTTCTGTTCTATCACCCGTAATCGATCTACGAACTGCTACTGTAAAAACAGCTAGCAATAGAATTGAAAATGCTACTGGGTATGAAGATAGATATGGTAAGAGAGATCAAATTGTTAAATTCCAACCTTTGTACACTCTTGCTTTTGCTGTAACTGGATCAAATGCTGGACAGGTTGGTGTAAATCTTTCTGTAGTTGGACAATCTTCTAAAGCAGAAGGTTTGATTACTGGTTACGAAAACAACAATGCTACTATCAGACTAAGAACTATAACTCCTTTCCAGCAAGGTGAATCTCTAAATCTAATTGGTACAGATGGAGTAGAAATTTCTAATGTAGGAATTACTATCACTACAATTTCCGAGATTGATTTTAACTTCAGTGTGGGTTCTAATGTTATTGCCTACTCCCCAACAGATGAGGATGTAAGTTACGCCAATAAAATTAATGGTAAGGTCATCCTATGGGATGCTGAGGATAAAATTCTAATTGTGGAAAACTCTTATCAACCTATTAATAATAATTACACTGCTTCTACTTCACAAGCAGAAGCTTATGCTAGAAAACAACTTGATAGTCAGCAACAACCAGACATCTTTAGGACGGGTGATGTAGTTCAATCTACTGGAGATGATGAGCCTAAGTTTATCGAAATTAATACGATTGATTATACAACTGGAGTTGACTATGTTCCAGAAACAGATGCTGTTAACAGCTCTTCAGTTGCCAAGTATGTAACTAAGGAAGTCTTTATTGATAATGCTGGTTCTGCTATTGATGTAAGATCTACAATGAATCTTACCGATATTGAAAATATTAAGATATATTATAAACTTAGACAGTCTTCTAGTTCAGCAAACTTTGATGATATTAATTGGATTCCATTTAACAAAGATGGCAACCCAGATGTAAATAATCTTGCTACTCCAGCAAACTCTATCTCGGGACAGTTTGAGAAGCAAACGGATTACCAAGAATTAACATTCAGTGCTTCTAATCTACCTGAGTTTACATCTTTCGCTATTAAAATTATTATGAAAACTGATAACCCTTCTTATGTACCAAAGATTCAAGACCTACGAGCTGTAGCATCATACTGATGAGATATCTTAAAGTTGAAGGTCATGAAAATCTTTTTCGGGATGTCACTACTGGGGCGATTGTCAATACCGACAAACCCGCTCCCAGAAACTTTTCTCGTACATTTAACAACGCACTAGAAGACATAAATACATTGAAGGAAGAACTATCTGAAATCAAACTACTTCTTAGAGAGATCGTAAGAAATGCCCGCAATTAACGTCAGCAGAACAGATACCTTTGAGGTCCAAAGGCAAAAAATTAATGAACTTGGAGATAATCTGTTTCAGATTTATCAAGGTGGTAGTGACTTGTCCACTGGTGTCTTACGAATTGGTGATGGAACTGTAGGCGATCCTTCTTTAGGATTTATTAGTGATACTACTTTAGGGTTTTACAAATCGGGACAGTCTACATTAGGAGTTGCTGCTTCTGGTAAGAAAATTTTTGATTATAAACCAACTGAAGCAGTAACTTATCAAGACTTTATTGTAAGGAAAAATAGTCTTACAACTACAGGAATACAACTCGTAAATGGTGGTAGTGGTTATGATGAAGGAACGTATTTGTTGGTTGGGGTTATTGGAGGAACAGGTCAATTTTCCGAAGCCACAGTTCAGGTAGTTGGTTATTCGGGCAGTGTCACCCAACCTGGAGAAAATTATACTGAAGGAAGTTATTCTTCTCCATTGCTCGGAGGAAATGGAACTGGTGCTACACTTTCATTCACAGTTCCTGGAATTACTGGAGAAATCACTGATGGTGGATCTGGATATCGTCAAGGTGTATATATAAACCAACCTTTCAGCAATGGCAGTGGTTCTGGGGGTATCGCTACAATTTCCGTTGCTGGATCAGTATCTCTCGGCATTAATATTACTAATGCTGGCTCTGGATTAGCAGATGGAGAATTTCCTGGTGTTCCAGTATTGAATGATGCATCTCAAACATTTGTAGTAACTACTGTAGCGAATCCAGGCACACCTCCACCAGATAATGTTTTCCAAATTGATGGTGTAACTCAGGACACATTGACTATTTACGAAGGTAATACTTATTACTTCGATGTTTCTAGTGCCACTAATGATGGACACCCACTAGCATTTAATGGACCAGGAGGAACAAGTTTAAATTCTGATCATTTTATAATTACTAAGTACGGAAATGACGGTGCTTCTAATTCGATTGTTGAACTTGTAGTAAGAAGAGGTGCTGCTTCTGCTGGTTCGACTAGTCTTGAATATGTTTGTGAAAATCATGATGGTATGGGTGGGGCAATTAATGTCTCAAATACTGGAGCTCAAGTAAATGGCGGAGAGGAAGGATCTGGTGGCACTGCTGACATCACAGTTGCTGGTGGTATTATTACCGTATTCGATTTTGTAGGTACTAATGCTTTAAATTATCGTCCTAACGATTCCTTGACAATTCATGGTGGAAGTTTATCTTTTGCTGCTAATACCGTAGGTGTATTTGAAATTTCTAGCGAAACAGTAGATGGGTCAGTTACATCTGTTCTTCCCACGTCTTCTGGAGCAAGTTATGACAATGGAGATGTTCTTGGATGGAATTCCGCTGCCTCTACACCAGGATCTGGATTTGAATTTACTTTAAACGAAGATCCTGGATCTATTGGAAGTCCAGAATTTAGTGTGTATGGTGTAGGATATAGTGCTGGTAATGTGCTCAATTTACCTGGACAACAAACTGCTAGTGCTACTATTTCTTTTGTTGACGAGTCATGGGAAATTTCAGTACCAACTTTAGCATCATTAACTATTGCTAGTGGATTCCTTGTTTCGGGAAATAATATCGCAGCTGGAACTACTTTAGATAGTTTTGATACTGATACAAATCAAATATCACTATCACCTGAACCAACAGTAACTGGCAACCCTACATTGACATTTACTCCTCCTTGGGGATCTAACACAGGATCGGATGAGTTTGAATACACAATTAATCAAGTGGGTGTCGTAAATTCTATTGTTATTACAGAAGGTGGAGTTGGTTATTCAATAGGAGATACTATTTCTATATCTCCTGGAGATTTGTCATCACCAATCACCAAAGTTGTAACAGCTGGACCAGTACAAGAATTAACTTTCAGTCCTGCTCTTAATGCTGGATCTCTTGCTGTAGATGATGTTGTGAAAGTTAGAGATGGAGTAATCGAAGGTGGTACTCCCACAGGAACTACAACATCATCTAGTGGAGAATTCACAGTTAATCAAAGTTCTACCACTGGATCTGGAACAGGTGCTTCATTCTTAGTCACTAGAGGTGATGGTGGAGAAAACGGCGCGCTCGGTGAAATTGTATCTGTAGATATTGTTGATGGCGGTTTTGGTCACGTTGTTGATGACGTTATTACAATTAATGGCGGAAATGCTGGAGGATCTACCCCAGCAGATAACATTACTTTCGTTGTAGAATCTTCTTCTCTATCTACACTAGCAACTGTTAGAAGTGTTCCTGCCTCTGGTTCTATTGGATCTATACTAATTGATGGACTTGGATTTGTTGCCGCTGATGTATTAGTAGAAAACGGTACATCATCACCAACATTTACAGTTGCTAGTGCTACTACGGCAACTTCAAGATTTTTCATTGATGGTGTTCTTCATCCAGATCTAACTTTGTATTCTGGAGATACATACCAATTTGATTATACTAGTGACACTGTTATTACTGACGGAACTATATTTAAACTAAGTGAAGTTCCCGATGGAGAGTATTATACGGTACAGAATTTAACTACAACTTTAACACTAGGAGCAACTCAAGCAGTATTTTCCTCTGTTACTGGTTTGGTAGTTGGTATGTCGGCTGCTGTGACTTTTGGAGATGGCGCTGTTCCTACCGACACAACTATTAGTTCTATTGATGGAACAACAGTAACTTTCAGTCTACCAGCATCAACATCGGGTAGTGCTACGTTTACTTTTAGTGGAACAGAATATACAGAAGGTGTTAGTGTAGCAGCAAACATTTTAACAATTACTATTAATGATAATACTCCAGATTTATACATTTATTCTTCTAGCGTAGCAGATGCTGGGGGAATAGATGGTCAAGAAGGACTATTAACTACCGACAACAGTAACCCAAAAGCTTTCGGTAGTGGTGTTTCTGCTAATATTACTAATGTTGAATCTACTGATGTAATTGTTTTTGATGTTGGTGAAGGAAAGATTGGTTCTACCACATTAGATGTTACCGATACTGCTACTATTAATATTGGATCGTTTACAACTTCGCTCGCCACACCAGCAGCTGCTGTAACAGCATTAACATCATCTTCTATAACCGCCACTACTGATCTTTCAGTTACTGCTGTCAATACTAATTTTACTTCTAATGTAAATGTTGGTTCTCTACTTTCTCTCAATAAAGATACAGGAAAAGTAGAAACTTCTGGAGAGGTAAAAACTCTAGATAAGATCAATTCCAATGATCTTTTGTTTATCGAAAATGCTGAAATTTCTACGGCACCTGGCACAGCACTAATTCTAAAACCAGGATCTACATCCGATGTAACTGAAATTGATTCAGTCACTGCTCTAAAAATTCCCGCTGGTCTTGAGTCAGACAAACCATCTACTTCATATGATGGGTACATTCGTTTCAATACTACAACAAATCAATATGAAGGATATAGTGCTACTAATGGATCTTGGTCTTCTTTAGGTGGTGTACGAGATCTAGATGGCAATACAACTATTCTTGCTGAAGAAAGCGTAGGAGCTAATGACAATACTTTATGGTTTATTAATGACAACATTAATACTGTAAAATTTACTCCCGAGTATCAAGAGTTTGTTAATGTCAAGAAAATTAGATCTATTAATACTTCTGCTCCGACATTCACTAACTGGGTGGCAAATGGAAGTTTAGTAACTGATGAGTATGTAAAGTACAGCAACAACATTTATCTAGTTGTTTCTGGTGGACAGGCAGCAACTTCTGGTAATGAACCAACAGATACTTCTGGCAATAACTTTGCTAACGGTTCCGCTACTCTAAAATACTTTACTAGTGCTGTATCTTTCATTACTTATGAAGAAGTATCTGAGGTTCGTATTGACCCAGCAGGATTCACAGATCTAGTAGTCAATAATGAACTGAGATTCTCTAACAACAATATCTCATCTACTCTAAATGATATTTTTATCACTCCTAGTACAGGTAAGAAAGTTAAGATTGATATTCCAACATCGCTAGTTCTTCCTGTTGGTGATAACAATTCTAAAGGATCTCCAGAAAGAGGATCTATTAGATATAATACTGATGATAATCAATTTGAAGGTTATAACGGTGCTCAATGGGGTGGACTTGGTGGCGTTAAAGATATTGACCAGGATACAGAAATTAAAGCAGAATCTTCTCCAGGTGCTGACGAAGACATTTTATTCTTTAAAAATGGCGGAAACAATACGTTAAGAATTACTTCTACGGCTATGGAGTTTGACTCCATGGATACTATTAGTAGTGTGTCTAGTACGTTAAATATTGAAGCATCCGAAGTTACTTTTAATTCTCTTGCTCTCACTATTGATACAGATACTGTTGATACTTG